AGCTTCGCTACAATTGAGCGAACAGTCTTGCCAACTTTCTCGGCAATTTGCTCAACGCTAACACCGGCCTGATAGTCGGCCACAATCTGAGCAGTCTGCTCAGGGCTATAGTTCGGGGCTTTGGCTGCTGCCATTTTAGCTACTCCGTAGTGGTTGAAAGAATCTTCATTATACTCCCATATTGTAGTTTAGCAAGTGCCGTCTGTCAGGCCGATGAACGGTAGCCAACTGCCATCTGTCTGCTACTAAGTAAGTTCTATAACTTATAACGGAATTTCGTGCTAAGTTATAGAATTTAGGACAGGGCGGTTATTAGACTGTTATAGGTAAAATAACGGTAGGGCCCACCCACACGCGTAACTTCAAAGAAATTTTTCAAAACCACTAGGGTGCCAAAATCTACGCTAGACACCAAACCAGCATAAATGATATACTCCAATAAATTGGAGTAAACCATGACTACTAACCTACCCGCAGAAACACTCAAAATAAGCCCCGAAGCACTGGAAATTGCCAACTGCTATCTACAATTGCAAGATGCCAGACAAGTTGCACACGAACTAGGCATAGATACCGAACTGGTAACAACTACGCTAGCCAGAAAAGAAGTACGTGGCTATATAGATCAAGTATTTTTTGATACTGGATATAATAATCGCTTTCTTATGCGCCGTGCTGTAGATGCTATTATACAGCAAAAGTTTGCTGAGCTGGAGGAGTCTGGTGTTGGCAGTAGCAAAGATATAGCCGATCTATTAGCCCTAAGTCATAAAATGAGCATGGACTTGCTAGATCGCGAAATACAGCTGGAAAAGATACGCCAGGGCACAGGACCCCAACGTCAAGTAAACGTGCAGATCAATGAAACTGACGGTAGCAAATACGGACAATTAATTCACAAACTTATTAGCGGTGAAGGTGTATGAACATAGATCCATTTTGGTTCACCCTAAGCTGCATCGGCCTTAGCGTGCTAGTAACCATAGCATTAGCGGAGTTAGCACATGCTAGTAGTAAGCAGACCTAATGTTGTCAGCGACCATATAGTCGATTTTGACCCAGCCACAAGATTTATCAAACTACCTATTGACAACTACTTAAGGCTCCTCAACCTATACGACTCCATCAACAGGCCACAAATCGCACTAATTAATGCGATTAACGATCCACAATACCGATTTATCTGCGCTGCCCTTGCCAGGCGATTGGGTAAAACTTACATAGCTAATGTTATAGGGCAACTAGTAACCTTAGTACCCAACTGCAATGTATTAATTATATCGCCTAATTATAATTTATCGGCAATCAGTTTCGAGCTACAGCGTAGGTTGATAAAACATTTTGACTTGGAAGTTACACGTGATAATCTTAAGGATAAGATTATTGAATTGTCAAACGGTTCAACTATTAGAATGGGATCGATTAGCACAGTAGATTCAACGGTAGGTCGCAGCTATGACCTAATTATATTTGACGAAGCTGCTCTTAGTGATCGTGGTGAAGATGCATTTAATATTGCATTACGCCCCACCTTAGATAAACCTAATGCTAAAGCAATATTTATTAGTACACCTCGCGGCAAGCAAAACTGGTTTTCAAAGTTTTATCAGCGTGGATTTGACCCTAATTTTCCAGAGTGGATCAGTTTACAAGCTGATTATACTGAAAATACTCGCATGAGTGAATCAGATGTGGCTGAAGCCAGACGGTCAATGCCTAAAAGTGAATTTGAACAAGAGTATATGGCTAGTTTTACTAGCTACTTAGGTCAAATTTATGAAGGTTTTCGGGACGATTGGATAGTGCCAGAGCTGGCTAGTGAGGTACGTGGTGAAGCTATAGCTGGTTGCGACCCTGGTTACAGAGATAGCACTGCTTGGGTTAATATCGTTTATGATCATGCCAGCGACGTATTCTACTGCGTTGAGGACTACTTAGAATCAGAGCGTACTACCAGCCAACACGCTGAACATTTTCGTGCTATGATGACCAGGTGGGGTGTAGAAATAGTATTTATTGATAGCGCAGCTGCACAATTTAGTGCTGACTTAGCCTACAATTACGATATTGCTACTACTAGGGCTAAAAAAGATGTTTTAGCTGGCATTGCTTTTGTGCAAAGCTTAATACAACAAGGCAGATTACGTGTGTTGTCGAACTGTACACACGTTTTAGCTATGATAGACCAGTATCGTTGGGACGATCGCGAAGGTTTGACCAAAGAAAGACCTAAGCATGATCAATATAGTCACATGGCTGATGCACTCCGTTATGCACTTTATAGCTTCACTACCTAGACCTATAAAAATTTTGTGTTGAAGTTATGCTTGGTTTTGTTATATAATTGAACCTAATACTTGGAGGGTTTTTATTTGGCGGTAAATACTAATAAACGCATACCAGTAAAGTGGATCAGAGACAAGGCAAAAGCAGCTTACGAGAAAAAGTCTCACTGTTATATTTGCAACGGTGTTAGCGAGTTAGAACTACATCATTTACACAGTATTACCTGGTTGCTAGACAGCTGGGCTAAGCGATTAGGTGTTGATATTAGTACTGATGAAGCTATTTGTGCTGTTCGCGACGATTTTATTACTGAGCACCATAGTGAGCTATATGATCTTGTCTACACCCTGTGTAATAGACATCATGTTCAGCTTCATGGTATATACGGCAAATCGCCAACTCCTAGCTCTGTAGATAAACAACGTCGCTGGATAGAGCTACAACGTGAGAAATATTTAAATGGTGAACACCTAGTACGCGGCCAAGCTCCAACTAGCTACTTTGCGGAGTTTACAGGAGGCAGTGGTGGCGTTAGAACGAATTCGTAATTGGATTGTTGAAAAACTTAATCCAGCACAAGAGCAAATTTACTATGATGAAGGCAGTTCAGTAGGTACTACGCAAAGTATACGTAACTACCAAACAGCTTTTAAAAACATAGATTCAGTAAATCGTAGTGTAAGTATGCTAGTAGCAGCTTGCGCTAGCTTAGACTACGATATAAAAGACAAAGTAATAGACGGTGTTGTTACTGGCATACGTGCTAAAACACTAAATACCTTACTTAACTACAGACCCAACCCCTATCAAAGTGCACAAGACTTTCGCCGAGAAATATTTAAGGATATTTTACTAGATGGCAATGCGTTTATACACTTTGACGGTACTTTTATGTACCACCTACCAGCTAGCAACGTAGAAATTATACCTAATAGTAAAACATTTATTAGTGGTTACGTTTACGGCGGCAGCACAACTTTTCGTGACAGCGAAGTATTTTATTTTAAAGATGCTAGTAGTGATAGTATCTATCGTGGAGCTAGCCGACTACAAAGCTGTTTAGAAAATATTAATATTTTATACAGCATGCAGGAGTTTCAGCAAAAGTTTTTTGACAATGGTACAGTATTTGGACTAGTTTTAACTACTGATAATACTCTAAGTCAAGTAGCTAAGGAAAAAACTATTGCTTATTGGCAGCAACGATATAGTAGTAAAAGTGGGGGTAAGCGTCCTATAATCTTAGACGGCGGACTAAAGCCACAAAAGCTATCAGACCAAAACTTCAGCGATCTTGACTTTGATCAAGGCATGAAAACTCACAACGAACGCATAATGACTGCAGTTGGAGTACCACCAATACTATTAGCTGGGGGTAATAATGCTAATATCTCCCCTAATTTACGCTTATTTTACTTGGAAACAGTATTGCCACTTGTTAAGTTGTATGTATCCGCAGTTGAGCGATATTTTGGATATGACGTGGAAGCAATAACTAGCAACGTTAGCGCTCTACAACCAGAATTAAAAGATATTGCAGCATATCATGTAGGTTTAGTAAATGGTGGCATTATAACACCTAACGAAGCTAGAACAGAATTAAGGTACGCCAAGATACCAGACGGCGATACCGTTAGAATACCTGCTAACATCGCAGGTTCAGCAGCCAATCCATCCCAGGGTGGTAGGCCACAAGGAGCGCAAGAGTAATATGGATATTAAAAATAAGATTATTTATTTTAATTCAAAATTTACTGCTAAAGCTGCCCACCAGGACGAAGAAGATACACTAACCATAGAAGGTTATGCATCTACTAATGATACTGATAGACACGGGGACGTAGTCCCTACTAGTGTTTGGGAAAATGGTTTAAAGAATTACCTATTAAATCCTATTATCCTTGCCTATCATAATCATATGATGCCTGTAGGTAAAATGGTTGACCACAAAGTGGATGAAAAGGGACTGTGGATTAAAGCCTCAATCTCTGATGCAGCCGGCGATGTGTATAAACTTGTTAAGAAAGGCATACTAAGTGCCTTTAGTATCGGGTTTAGGGTCAAAGATGCCGAGTATAATAGCAGTGCAGAAGTGTTTTTAATTAAAGACCTAGAGTTGCATGAAATAAGTGTAGTAAGCGTACCTGCAAATCAGAATACGCTATTTAGTTTAGCCAAAGCGTTCGACAATGCAGAGGAATTTGAGTTATTTAAACAGCAATTTGCAGTTATGGGTGAATCAGCTAAAGGGCTAGAATCCACACAAGTAGCAAATAGCGCCGACAAAGAGGAATGGAACATGGATCCAAAAGAGTTACAAGAAATGTTAGCTAAAGCCGCTGCGCAAGCTGCTGAACAAGCTGCAAAAGCTGTTGTAGAAGCACAAGCAAAAGCCGCTGACGAAAAAGCTGCTGCTGACAAAGCAGAAGCAGAACTACAAGCACGTATTAAAGCTGCTGTTGCCGCTGTTCAAACAACAGATACAGGTGCTGAGCGTTTACTAGCAGATGTTGAGAAGCGTCTAGCTGAGCAAGCTGAAGATCATAAAAAGGCACTAAGTGGCCTAGAAGCTACACTACGTGAAAAAGCTCAAGAACTAGAGGCTATTCAAAAGAGCCGTATGCAGTTTACTGATGCCAAAGCTGGTGATATTAGCTATGCTGACAAAGAGAAAGCTGTCCTATTAGCAAGAATGTCTAATAAGGCAATTGACCAGACAAAATTTGGTAAAGAACTAGTTACTAAGTATACCGGTAGCCAGCCTGGTGCTCACTTACCTAGTGCCACATGGGAACTAGAAGTTAGCCTAAACATGGAAAACGAAGTTCGTCGTCGTTTAGTTGTTGCTCCTACACTACGTAGTATCCAAATGCAAACTAACGTTATGACTATTCCTGTTAACCCAGAAACAGGTCATGCAAACTGGATGGCTAATACAGCTTGGGGTAGTGGTACAAGTATTGGTGGTACAACTGCTGGTAGCGATATGGGCAGCCCACATCAAATCAAAGAGATCACACTAAATGCTTACAAAGTTGCTACAAATGAATACGTAGCATTTGAAGAAGAAGAAGATAGCCTAATCGCTATTATGCCAATCGTTCGTGACGCCATGGTTCGCCGTGTTGCTCGTGCTGTTGACAAAGCCTTCTTACGTGGAGCAGGTGCTGGTAGCGATCCTGTTAAGGGATTAGCCACATATGACACAGCTAGCGCATACAACATCGACATTGACGGTGCTTCAGTTGCTAGTGGTAACGTTGGTCCCAAAGCTACAATCGCAGCTATGCGTAACCTACGTCGTGACCTAGGCGCATGGGGATTAGATCCTAGCGAATTAATCTATATCGTTAGCACAGAGATTTATTATGACCTACTAGACGATACAGATTTCCTAACAGTTGATAAAGTTGGTGATCGCGCCACACTATTAACAGGTCAGATTGGTAGCGTTGGCAATAGCCCAGTTCTAGTTAGCGCAGAATTTGCCGCTAAGGGTGCTGGTGAAATTGCAGGTATTTGCTTTAATCCAGGTAACTTTATCGTTGGTAACCAGCGCGGACTACGTGTTGACACAGACGATCTAGTTGAGACACAGCGTCGTGTTATGGTTGCAAGCCTACGTACTGGTATGACACAAATCAGTACAATTTTAGGTCAAGCCGTTAGCACATTACGTTACGTTGCTTAATTGACAATATTGGCAGGGTTCTTAAGAGCCCTGTCTCTAAAGCCTAACTGGTTAGGTTTTAGAGACAATAGTGGAGTAAATTATGGCCGATCTAGTTAGTAGAACAGAATATAAAAATTATGTTGGCATAACAAGCAGTAATAGAGATGCGGAAATAGATTTACTTATTCCAAAAATTAGTGCCCTTGTAAAAAGTTACTGCAAGCGTAGTTTTATAGATTATTATGATTCAGTTAAAGTACAGGTTAGCGACGGAGGTTTTGATCGTATATTACTAACAGAAATTCCGGTTAATAATATATTATACGTTAAATATTCTAGCAACTATGGTCAAACATATGCTACAACGTTAACAGAATACACAGACTGGGTTCAAGATGGTGATAGTATTAGAGCAATTAGTGGAGTATTTGAAGAAACCATTAAGGGCTATCAAATACAATACTTTGCAGGATATGATGCAACACCAGAAGATTTAAAATTAGGCATATTTGACCTAATTGAATATTACATGAAAAATAACAGTGCGGTACACGTAAATCGTGATGTATCACCAAATGTTACGCAAATACAGTATATAAA